ATTGAACTCAAATTGTTTTGTTGACAAATTAAAACGATCTGTTGCCATATTTTGGTTAAACTGTGTATTACGGAGATTTTGTTTATCAAGTGTTTGCTGCCTATTATCTTGTTGTAATTGTTTAAACCTATTTCTTATGTCAGATGTTCGATTTGCTCTAGTTTGGTTTAATTGGTTCCACAAAGAACCTTGTTGAGATGGTGCAGCACCTGCAGCTCTAAACGCGGCTCCAAGATCACTTAATTTTTGAGAAAAAGAAGGCTTATTATATTGCTCATACATTTTTAGCATTGCATTTTGATCGTGCATATTAGACATCATTGCATGAGGTGAATTTGGAGGTAGCATATTGTTGTTACCCATACCTAAGTTTTGGTCGGGATTAATTTGTGGTGGGCTATTATCAAATAAACCGCCTTTAAATAAATTACCCATTTATGCCTCCACCAATTTGTCCATGATTTTTTTGAGAAACTTTTTAGTTCTTGGTTTATTACTAATGAAAGCTGCAAACCTCTGACCAAATTTCCAGTAAAGTCTATTTAACCACCAAGGCGCTCTTTCAACCATATATTCTCTAAACTCAAGCCACTTAGGATTTTCAGGTCCATATACTTCTCTAGCAACCCAGCAGAACATTGAAGCAATACCAATAATATTACCTATATTTTGCATCATTGATGGGTTTTGTTGTGACGTACCTGATGTACTTCCACCGTAACCTTGGTTACCTGAAGCAAGTTGCATCATTTGTTGAAGTTGGTTCATAGGAACATTAAATTGGTCATAAAATGCCTTTTGATCTGCATCCATTTGACCTTGATTATTCATTTGGCCTAACGTACCAAATTTATTAAGCATGTTGATACCTTGAGAGTCCATATTCATACCAGTACCAAGATTTGCAATACTGTTATTAAAAGCATTAGACATACCGCCTAAAGCACTCATACCTTGACCAAAATTTGTATTATATTGGTTTACACCTTGATTAAACATTTGATTTTTTATTTGAGAAGACACATCAGCTGCTCTATCTTCGGCACCTCTCATAAGTAAAGCATCTTGCATACCTGCTCGGTTTGAGTTCATATTACCTGTTGCTGCATATCCTCTATTTGCATTAGGAAGAGCATTTTCATATAAATTTCTACCAATATCTCTAGTAGATGCATTAATCATATTATTAGCCATATCACTATTAGCTAATTGATTTCCCATGTTAAATGCACCAAACGGATTTTGAGTCATTGCAAACATATTTGTAAAACCTTTACCAAAGTCTCCGGTATTAGCTAAATTTTGCATAGAATATTGATTTACTGCATTAGCATTATTAGCAGCATTAGTTGCATAGTTCCCTGCACCTGTTTGAGCTTGATTTTGGTAATCAGTAAAATTTGCAAAAGTTGGTCCTGAATATACTCCAGAATTAATTGCATTTTGACCAAATTGTAATCCTTGATTAGACGCATAATCTAATATCGGTCGAGCCATATTAAACGCAGCATCAGCATTTGGATTTGATGTGCTTGTATTAGTTTTAGGACCTTTAAATAAACCGCCCATTTTATTTCTCCCATATCCATATTTCCATTTGATCTTCAAGCGTTGCTTTAAATTTAAAACCAAACTTCTTTAAAAATTTTTCGTGTTTTTTGTCGCTAGGATCGTGCATTGCATGGATCGGACCTTGATGGCATAACTTTAAAAAATACCAACCATCTTTTAATTCTATTTGAACTTGTTTTGACCATTTTGTTTTTATATCACAATGTATAAGTGTTAAATCTGGCTGAACATGTTCTAACGAAATAACATAACACCAACGTCTTACTACAGGCACTTTTAAACTGTGCATTATAAACTTCCTGCTGAAAGTCTTGTGTCAATTTCTGTTATTATTTGTTGTAATCTCTCTTGTGCTGCAGATAATTTTTTTAATTCTTCATATAAATACGAAACCAATTGATCAGGGTCAGTAGGAGGAGGGTTTTGTAACTTATATTGCTCATTAAGAATTGAATAAGCCATATTATCTCCTACTTGTTAATGTAATATCAAAATCTGCACCTGAAAAATTAAAGGCATTACCTTCAGTTTCTTCTATTTTATATGCTAAAAGTCTACCGTTTGCTCTTGAGTCAAGTTTATACATGCTTGAAGGCGTATAAGTTGTAGTTTCAGAGTAACTTGGAGCAGATGTAGTAGCATATTCACTAAAACCAGTCTTAATAGACAAAAAACCTGATAAATTAGGCATTGTAATTATAGGTGTGATAGTCTTTAAATGCTTAGATGATCGCAAAGGTGCTTGAGTTTCATCTAAATCTAATCCAAATCTTTCTACAAAAGCAGTTTTTATAGTTTCTGGCTCTTGTGTTGAGCTTAATTGACCATTTTCATGCATATCTAAAGCATAAGCTCTACTACCTGTATGATTTACGGTTGTTTGTCTTGCACCAACCATACTGCCATTTCAGTAGTTTCAGAAGATAATCCTAAATTTGTACTAATGTTAAGTGAAGCTGCACCAACTACATTAGGAAGATCCATAAAAGACCATGTATTATTAACTATATTGTAAACTGCAGCTTTATTACAGTAAGTACTATTAGCGAAACCTATATCTGTTTCACTAGATACGTAACAAAAATATACTAACTGTAATGAATTATCATAATGAACAAAAAATTTGTTAGCTTGACTACGGTCTATTTCATTATAAATTCTATCTCTTACTAAATTAGTAGCTAAATTTTGTTTAGCATTACCATTATGTTTATATAAGTTATTAAAACCAAAAACGTAATGTTGACCCCCAATTTCAGCTATACAGTTTAAGTTAATAACACCATCATCATTAAATAATTCTCTAAAGTTAAATACTAAACTTGAAGCAGTATATTCCATTAAAACAGCTTCAGTTTCTGTATATATAATAAATACGTTACCTAATGCTAAACCATCTTTAATAGGTGTTTTAGCTTGACCGAGTATATTTGAACCTGCGCTATTAGCAGCAGAAGGTGTCCATATTACGCCAGTTGCTTTATCAGCTCTATAGCCAATTGGATCAGTCCATTTAACCATAGTATGTTTTTGTGTATTAGTTTCATAAACATTTAGTGCAATAATAAAATCTTTAAATGTTCTCATTGATACTGCGTAATCAGTACTAGGCCAATCACCTACAGTCATTTTTGAATAACTAGCGTCAGATATTATATCTCTAATGTATGGACTATAACCATATCTATTTAATACAGATAAACCTGATATTTGATTATGTGTCCAGCCTACTAAATCAGTAGCAGTTGTACTCGATGCAGGACTAACATCATCAAAATTACCATTAATATAATCATATACACTTCCGTTACTATTACAGCCTATTAATACCGCTCCATTTGTTGGAGAATAATAAGATGCAATATGTCTTGTTTGGTCTGCATTATCTGTAGCTAAACCTCCGTACCATGTAAATGCATATGAGTCATAGCTTCCTACAGCAGAAGACCAAGGTACCACTTCGCTTACAGCAAGTTCATATATTCTTTTAAATGCTGGTGATCGTTTAGCACTGTTAGTATCAAATATTACATTTCTACAATCTGTAAAAGCACTTAGAGGAAGGTCTTGGGCGTCTAAGTCTGTAACAAGACCTGTAGTACCTAAATTTCTAATAGGTAAATTAGCCATAATAAATCCTCTTATGAATTAGTTGCACCGTAAAAGTCGTTAAGATCTATAGTTCCTGAAGTAGGTACATTTGCATTAGCAGATACTGTAACTGTTCTTGTATCTGAAGCATCGCCACCTACTCTCATACCATTATATGACCAACCTGCAGTAGGACCTGACATATAAGCATGTATCTCGTCACCTGCAGTATAGTTAAAACTATGACTTACTGTGTTTGTATTGTCGTTTGCACTTACAGTACTATTGAATACTTGAGTACCATCTATAGTTAATTGTATTGTAGCTGTTCCAGTATTACCAAAACCGCCATAATAAAAGACATAATCAATAGTATATGTTCCAGTTTTATCTATGGTAAAATATACGTTTTGTGTATTAGCTGCGCCGTTATCACCCCATAAATTATAGTAAACTAATCGACTGTTTGTATTCCAATAAAAGAAGTCAATGTTTCTTCCTGAGTTAGTACTATTATAACTATTATTAGCTACAGTAGCTTGTTCTGCTATAGTAGCAGGTACAATGCCACCACCTTTATAACATTCCGACAATGCTATAGAACCTGTGTCACCAAACTCAGTTCTAATGTTATTCATCGAAATTGCACCACTAGTCTGAAGAGCCATTGCAAGTACAACCTTTCTTATGATTATCAAGTTCAAGTTTTAATTCTTTAACTGCCTCAATAAGCAAAGGTACTAGTTTTTCATAATGTACAGTTTTGTATTCTTCGTCTATTGGAGCAGGAGCTATTATTTGTGGTAGTACTTTTTCTACTTCTTGTGCTGACACACCTACTTCTTCTTTGTCTGTGTAACCCATGCTTATAGCAAGGTTGTTAGGTCTAAATGTAAAACCTGATAATTCATTTACTTTTGAAAGTGCGTTTGTAATTGGCTGCACTGATGTTTTTAATCTCATATCAGAGTAGTAAGCAGTAACGTTACCTGTTGATCTTACTTCACCAAAAGTAACAGTATCTCCAGTTCCCACTGATTGTCCTATGGAAATAGTAGGAGTTGCTCCCTCTGCTCCAGATCCAACCACTGAGACACCTGTTCCGGCTGTAATGCCTTCTACATAGTCACCTGCTGTATGTGTTCCTAGAGTTAATCCTGTGCCTGCTAGAGTAATGTCACCACCAATAGTAATGTCTGAGGTTATATTAAGTACTCCAGTTACTGTTGCACCAGTGGTGGTTGCTGCTACTCTTGTAGTAGTACCTGAGTCTACGAGTAAAGTGGGTGTAGCGTCTATCTCTGATTGAGTACTAGTTATAGCTCCAGTTATATTTGGAAAGGTAGCTTTTATAGCACTTTTAATTAGACGTAGGTGGTCATCTCCTTGTGAGACGTTATCTGAACTAGTTGGATTTGTTGCAACTAAATCACTTATATATGTAGCAGTTTCAAGTGCCATAGGAGCTCCTATTTTTTTGTGGGACAAATTTGTGTCGTAGGTCAAACAACAACAATTCCCGAAAATTTTAAAACGTAATAACTAACAACGTAAAATGAAGGTAAAAAGCTTAAAGTAAGGTTCTTTAAGTTATTGATTTTATTAGATATTTTGTAATAATAATATGTAAACTGTTGTTAGATGAAGTATCTAATTATAAAAATATTCGTTACTTAAAATCGAATTTTGTACGTGCGATATTTTGTTTTTTTAAAAATTCGGCGCATTTTACATTCGACAAAACGACATTCGCATTTTCATACGCACATTTGCACACATAATGGACAACAATAAAATTGGAGATAATTATGCCTAAAACATTTGAAATAAGAAATGACGTATTTGTTACTGGTTCAGTTGCATCAGATCAAAAAGAATTACGTGAATATTTCAGAGCAAATGTAGATAATTTTATTAAAGCTTTCGATGAATGTAAAAAGTTATTGAAAATAAATAATTATTCTATGTTAATAAATAATATAAGACGTAAGAACGTCGTTGGCACTTGTATTTCTGGAAAGAAAACAATTTCCGTTGATATTCGACGATATAATTTAAAAAGTATTGTGTCGACTATTATTCATGAAATGACTCATGCACAACAATTTGAAACTAAAAAGCTTTCTCATAAAAATTCAAAAGTTTCTGTATTCGAAAACAAAGAATATAAAGTGGTTAATAGTAATAAAGATTACGAAGCATATTTAAATTTACCGTGGGAAATCGAAGCACGTGCAAACGAAGAAAAGTATATTGATCAAGTCATGAAAGTAGTTTCACCATCGAAAAAATCTAAAAAGAAGAAGAGCGCTTAGTCGCTCTTTTTTTTTGTTTTCATACGCAAATTTTAAACCTTTATGGACAACAATTATGGAGTAAATAATGGACGATATTTTTGGTTATGTGTACGGAACATTTTTAGTAATGGTTGGCGTATGTTTATTCTGTTTTAGTTTTGCATTTGTTGATGTAATTACAACAGATTTTGAATTTTATGCATTAGTTTTACCGATGTTACTTGTAAGCATGTGTGTTGTTGCGTGTGGTATTTTAATATTCGGTGATACTAAAAAAATAAATAACATTCGTAAAAGACGAAGATAAAAATGAGAGCGATTAATTTCGCTCTTTTTTTTTTCGAATAATTACATACGCATTTTTTAATACCTAATGGACAATAACTAACTATGGAGCATTAAATGCAATATAAACTATCAAAAGATGGTACAAGAACTGACGCATATAGATTTACAGTAAAATCTAAAAATGACGTAAACTTAATTGCATTAAAAAATCATATAAAACAACATAACAATCATACTCGATATCATTGTCGTGCAAGAAATAAAATATCTGATTTTAGTAAACTATATAAAGTACGAATAATGGCTCGAGGACCAAGAAAAAGCAATGAGTATTTAACGTATAATGATTGCATTAAACTTAATGTCGATCCTAAATACTATGTTGGTAGACGTGCACCATTAATAGATAAAAATGGTAACGTTCATTGGAACCAAGATCAATCATTGCGACACGAATTTGGTACTAGTTTTGATGTATATGTTTCCGAAGACACATTAGCATTATCATTACTTGATGATGAAATAAAATACGGAATAACAACACATAGACGAAAACAAATTCAAAACTTAAATATTGAAATTAATAAAATAAAACAACAAGCATATAAAGATGCAAAAAATATAGAAGTCTTTCGACTAAACTTTGCATATTAATAAAAGGCCTCTCTTCGGAGAGGTTTTTTTTCGTTTTAGTTCAAACGCCAATTTTACCACTTTATGGACAACTAACAACTTACGGAGATATTATGGAAAACATAATAAATAAAATTACTAAAGAAATATTAGAAAGCCGAGCACCGTACGAATGGTTTGAAGAATGGTTTAGTAATGCGTTTCGAGAAGATTTAGCATCCGATTTATTAGATGATGTCGAAGAAGTAATGACTCAGTTAAATATTAAAGAAACCGAAACTAGTTCAATTGCTTACGACACTATGAACGAAATTCAATATTTATTGATTAAACGTTTATGTGATCAATGGCAAGAAAATTACGAAACATACAAAGAACTTAAAAACGGAGGCAAGTAATATGTACTACGCAGAAATAGAATTGTTTTGTGATATGTCAGGAATGCACCCTGATTTAATCAAAGGTGAAATTGACGATCATGAAAAAAGTAATTCTCGATGGGTTGATAATGATAAAATAAACTATGTTTATAATCATACAAGACCGAACGGTAATTATGGCTTTTGGGTATTATGCACAAGCAAAAATATATTAATCGATATATTGCTACAACATCATTACGGAAATAATTTTGATAATGATGATATAAAATGGGTTTCTGATCACATTAAACAATTAGCTCCTGATCGTATAGGACGTGATATTGTTAATGATAATTGTATCGATCCTCATACTATTTACGATAACGTTATTGATGCTGACGACTCTGATCTTTACGATGAAGAATTTTCATTTCAAGATCATGAAGACGAAACTGTCGGCCCAAAAACTGGATACGAATAACAAATTGAGCGCTTTGGCGCTCTTTTTTTCGAATAATTACAGACGCAAATTTCCATACCTAATGGACAACTAACAACTAATGGCGATTATTAATGTCTATACAAGATATCAATATAAAAATATTTTCAAACTATTCTGATGACACTACGCATCTTGATACTAAAGAACGTATAAAAGCTGATGGTTATCATAACATTGTTGATTACATCAATGAGTATTCTGACAAAGAACGTGGTGAATTTATTGGCCTTTTATTAGAACACTTTCTTAATGATCGTAATTTTAATACTAAAAAA